ATATGTATCCAGATTTTGATGAAATACTAGACGAATTAAAATTTCACGTAGGGATTCCTGATTTAACAAAAGAATCACATAAACAATTATTGGTAAAACTTTTAAGAGAAAGAGATATTCCATCTGCACAACAATTGGTGGATAGAGCATCCGTTGTATTCAAATACATCCTAGAAAATACTCCAAAACCAAAACGTGTTCTTAAAGAAGAAGATATTGTAAAGAGTAAAAAATCTGGTAATATCTACACAGTTCAGAAGATGGACCCAGACAAACACGATAAACCAACACCTGCCGAAATAAAACAGGCAAAAGAAAAAAGTGGTGGCAAACTTCCATCTTCCGATGAAGAAGAGCCAGTTAAAGGTACAAACGTATTCGGTACTGGTGGCGGTGCAAGTGTATTTGATGAGCCATCCACAGAACCAACCGAAACAGAACCTAAAAAACGAATTGTAAACGGAAAGGATAAAACTTTAAGTTCGGAAAATCCATTGGAAACTGAAGAATTTGAAAAAGATTTAGACCCAAATGATGAAGAATTTGCTGAAAAAAATAAAAAGTTTGCAAATCCGATTCCACCACCACCATTTAAAATACCAGAAAGTATTGCTAACAATCCAAAATTTCCTAAAAAATATTTGAAATTGTTTGAGAGAATGATGAATACACAACATGTCGGAGCAGCAAAAAAGATTTCTCACTTTTCAAATTTTCCAGGTGGAGCTGGTAAACTGCCAGCTCAAGCTGGTGAGTTGATGACGATGATGGCGTGTACGATGAGTGATGATGAGTGGAATGAAATGCAATCAGCAGTATCGGAACATATAAAAGCATTAACATCACAGAATCCAGAATTGAAAAAAGATGGTACCCGAATTGTAAATCAAACTTGGTTAAAGGCTGCTACAAACAACAGAAAAGCAATACTTAAAAAAGTAGAAAAACAATATCCAGGTCATAAAATCACCGCAGCATCTTGGGATACCAAATCTGATGTTGAATCACTTGGATTAGGTAGTTATGGTGATAAAGGATTTTCAACTGACATTTATATACGACTTGAGAATGAAAACGGAGAACCACTTTTGGAAGAAATATCTCTAAAACAAAATCTAAAAGTTAACTTACTTAATTCTGGAACAGGTAAGTTTTTTGAATGGCTGGGGAAAGATGATGTTCCTGATAATATCAACCCTCAAATGTTTGCAAAAAATGAAAGGGCGAAACTGGCAAAATTCTGCGAAGAAAACGCAGATGCTATTAGACAACTTGCCGAAGAAGATGAAGATTTTAAAAAGGCAATGGAAGAAAAAGGTATTGATTTCGATACTGCACTGGCTGATACTCTTAAAGGAAAAGGTAGTAGAGAAAAGAATAAAGTTTTATTTGAAGGGATACGGGCTTTACAAAGAAAAGGAGAAGGAGAATCATCTAAAGTAGCTACTGATTTTATCAATGAAATGGATGCGGACCATGCTAATTATGTTGCAGAGGCGGTAAAGGCAATTACAACCAATGAGAGATTGAGAGATGGTATGTTAAATGAGGTTAAAACGGAATTTCCACTAAAATCTGTTGCAGATGGTGAAGAAAGTATTGCATTAGGGGAATATATGTTGGATAAGAGTACAATGGAAGTTATATTTGGTACAAGTGATTTTGAAGAATTTAAACAAGGATTAATTTCAGAACCTGGACCACCACCATTTATTGCATTTAAAGTTAAAGTTGGAGGTAGAGTTATACCTATTGCAAACATAGATATTAGAGAAGATGGTAGAAATTATGGAGGGCAATTTAAGTTTGAAATGGTGGTAAATGACGAGTTTGCTAAAGAAATTATAAAGGCTAATAGACAGGTTTATCCTTAATAAATCACTTTTGGTTTGAAATTTTATATTTATCGGTAAAGTTAATAAACCAAAAATAGATGAATACACAGTTATTATGCCTTTTTACCACAAAGGGAGAGTTAAATAAATCGGTAGAATTCGTTCTAAATCAGTATATACTTACAAATCCAAACGTATTTGTACTAGAAAATAAAATAAATGAGGGAGAACTATACATTACGTTTAATGTAGAGAAAGGTTCTTCTGCAATAGATTCCGAATGGAAAACGATTTTAGTTCATAGAAAAAAACAATCAAATACAATATACACCATCAATGCACTCAACGAAGTAGTTAAATCAAAGACAGGTGGAATACTGGATAATTCTTATATGATTGATTGGGATGAATTTAAAAATTGCATCATTACAACATCTTCGATTGGATACAAAAAAATCCCTACAAAAGTTTTTAAAAGTTTTAACACAGATGAGTTGTAATTCTGATTTTTTTTTCATATATTCATAGTATGAAAAAAAATAGATTTAAACCTATCCAAATTTATGTTGAAGACCCTGTAGATATTTTCCAAACTCATAGAATGGAAATATCTAAAGCAATTATTGACTCGATTTCTTTCGGAATTCGAAACGATAAATCACGCGTTGATTTTGCGCATGTAATAATCAAACATTCGATTGTTATTATGCTTGCAATTGAGAGTAAAGAATTTTTAAATTTATTGGATGAAAACATAGAAACCCTCGTAGAATATGAGGAGTATGAAATGTGTGCTTTAGGAGTTAAATTAAAAAATAAAATAAATAAAAAGTTACTAAAAAATAAGTTATGTTAAACACCAAAAAAGAACAATCCGCAATTGAGTATTGTGAAGAAAATTATCCAGAAATGACTTTTGAATTCAAAAACATTTTGGATGAAATGTATGCTACTTTTTGTAAAAAGCAAAGAAACTATGGACCTGGAAATATTTCAGTAGGTACACAACTTAAAACTAAAGAAGATATTAAATTATCATTGAGTGGTCTATGGTTCAGAAAGAATGATAAAATCAACAGATTAAAACAATTGGTAGTATTAGGACACCCTGATGAAGTGGGTGAAACCATCGAAGATACCTATCAAGACCTAGCAGTTTACTCCGTAATTTCTCAATTAGTGAGTAGAGGAAAGTGGGCAAAATAATACTTGGAAATGTAACAAAAATATTGTATATTTGTTACAACAAAAGTAAAAAGGTTATATTTAGATATAAGGGAATCGCGATAAAACCTTCAAACTTAAAACAATTTATTAACACTTAAAACTTAAAAAAGCAATGGACATTTCATTAGCACTCAAGAGATTTAGCTCTCTTCAAAACAACACAAAGAAGTCGGACTCAATTTGGAAACCGGCAAACGGAAAATCTCAAATCCGTTTAGTACCTTACAAATTCAATAAGGATAATCCTTTTATCGAATTGTATTTTCACTACAACATTAACAACAAAACTTATTTGAGTCCTATCTCATTTGGTAGACCTGACCCAATCGTAGAGTTTGCAGAAAAACTTAAACGAACAGGTGATACTGATGATTGGAAAGCAGGTAAGAAGATGGAGCCAAAATTAAGAACATTTGCACCTGTTATCGTAAGAGGTAAAGAAAACGAAGGTGTAAAGTTTTGGGGCTTTGGTAAGACTGTTTATCAGGACATCTTAGGTTACATCGCTGACCCGGATTACGGAGATATTACTGACCCAAATACAGGTAGAGATATCGTATTAGAAGTAGTATCAGCTGAAGAATCAAATGCAGCTTATCCAACAACTACAATCAGAGTTAAACCTGCAACTTCTAAAATTTTAGATGATGCGGCTCAGGTTCAACAAATGTTGGATTCACAAAAAGAAATTACTGAATTGTATCAGGAATTATCTTATGATGAATTAAAAGGTGTATTAGAGAATTGGTTAAACCCATCAGCACCCGCAAACGGAGCAGGTAATCCTGTTAACGAAGCATTAGAAGCACCTAAAGCACAACCTGCTAAGGTAAGTGAAGCTAAAGAGATTCCAGGTGTAGGTATTGGTTCTTTACCAAATGATTTACCTTGGGAAGATGAAGCTCCTAAACAAGCTCCTAAAGCAAAAGATGATGTAGCATCGGCATTCGATGATTTATTTAACAACTAATTAAACCAGTTACAATGGCAAAAAGAGAAGAAGATTTAGCAAGTTTACTTGCCGATTCTCTAAACAAACAAAATAAGGATGGTAAGATTGCATACTTCCTGACAGATGAAGGAGGCGATGCCCCTACAAATGTTAAAGATTGGTTATCTACGGGTAACGCAATGTTGGATGTAGCAATCTCAAATCGTCCTTATGGTGGATTGCCAGTTGGTCGT